ATCGTCGACGGCAGAATCGCCTCGTTCGATCTCAAATGCACCTTCCCAGCCTTTCGGGAGCTCTGCGCCCATTTGAGTACCATCGAGCCGATCCACCCGTACAGAGTGTGTCAGCTGATGTGCCTCAAATCCCGTAACATAGGTAAGATCCACTCGCCCGGCGGGCCCCAGAACCACCAACTGGGTATCCACGCCAACAGAAAAATTGGTAAGCGCCACGATAAGATCTCCTTACGTCGGTTGTCCGCTGGGAAGCGTCTGAACGGACACCACGACGGTCTGACCGCCCTCAATGTTGACAATAAACTTCTCATTGATCGATTGATATTGAACTTGGGCATCGGATTGGACATAACCGAGGCCGGTTTGGCTCGCAGGATTATTCGAGATGTCGCAGATCACACTAAAGGGAAGGCCACCGTCTGTGCTGCCCAGGATGCCTTCGTTGAGCATGTTCTGCAGAAAGGCCAGCTGCGTCGCGCGAATCTGTTGAAACAAAGACGTATTGACCAACTGTCCCACGAACTGACCCATTCCGGCGGCCAGTGTTTCCGCGATGTAATTTGTAAGACGCGTGTAGTTGTCCCCGTTGATGGCAAGATTTGAGGAGGAATTGTGCCCAGCGCGCACACCCCAATAGGTTCCACCAGGCTGAGGATTGCAAATAACATCGATACCGGCTCCGATTAGGACTGAGAGATCGGCCGACGAATAGGCAGTTGCCTGACCCGATCCGGGGGCTCCTGATTTCTGGCTACCGACAATACTGTAGAGCTGCTTGTTAAGGCTCGATTGCTCAGGAGAGAGGTTCGCCAGCCGTCCGGCCGTGAAGCCCTGCGGTGAAACCAAGCGGATCACATTGTTAACCTGGTCGGACCACCATAGCCAGTCACCGAACATTAGCTTGGCCGCATAGCTATCAAGGCCGGCCTGGGCCTTGACGTTGACTGCGTTCTGAATTGTATCGCCGGGCGGTCCGGTCAAGATCATGTAGACACCCTCTTGCAGACCAAATGCCGCCTGTGTCGTCCACTGAGTTGGATCATCTGCGTCGGCCAGAAGTGCGATGCCGCAACCCTGACCGCGCAGTGCGTACATGCCAGCCCTCGGTGGAATATCCAATCCAATAAGCTGGCTCGTGGCGACTCCCGTTGCTCCATCGGAACCCGCGGTTCCTGCTCCGAGCGTGATGGCGAAGCTAGATGGGGCGACTATCGCACCTCCACTGCTGGCAATCACAAGCTGAGAGGGGCCGCGCTGCGAGCCTTGCCCCTGATTAACTGCAGTTGCCAGTGCCGTCCAGAACGATGCTCCGGATCCTCCAATATTGCTGTATGTTTCCGGCTGAAGCCCGGGCAGCACAACAGTGAGGTTCCAGGTGTTCGCTAGCGAGCCGGGATTTAAGGCCAGCACGACCTGGTTTCCAAGTGAGCCAGTATACAACGCGCTAAACATAAACGTTGTGTTGGGAACTGGTGCTTGAGCGGCGGTATCCGTACCGTCCGTGACACGAATGCAGCGGAAGTTTTGTGCTCCCTGTTGCACGGCTGTCGCAACCTGGGTCCCCATGTCATATTGGCGGGCAATGACAGAGCCGAAGCTGCCGGCGTAGTCTGCCATCGTGGCCACGATTACGGGCTCGTTGACGGGTCCCCACGGGGCGGTTCCGACCATCCCGAGGACATTTGTTGGCACACCGTTCAACACAAGGTTTTGTGGTGGGACAATCTGGACGTATAGATCGGGCACTACCAATGCGGTGGTGTTAAGGCTGCCCTGTTGAAAAATCGGCATGGGATTAGTTCCCTTTCACAGGCACGGAAAGAACGCGTACCACCGAAGACACCCACTCGCTTCCGAGGATGTGGGCGATGCGTGCCGTGTCGGTGACCGTGTCACCTCGATTAAGACAATCGAATGGCCGCACCACGATCAAATGGATGTTCATGGACTCTCCGAGGATCAGGCTGTGAAGTTAGCTGTATTCAGTAACAAATCGCCAAACAACATTGCCGGCTGTGAAGCGATAATGATAGTCGGGTACTCGACTTGGTACAGCAGGTCACGGCGATAAAGCGACGCGTCCTGTGATTGATCGAACACCCTGGTGCCTGCATAGGTCAGCTTGCCCATCGAACCGTCGGGCAAAGTGATGAACCTCAATTGTGCCAGGGCAACGTCTATGGCGACAGCCGCCGCATCGCGGGACGCCGGGGTTGGGCACCAGCACGTGACGCGGAAGTCCTGCTCCTGTCGTCGAATCTCCTGCAGGGCGTGGCCGTCAGCGACCACGCGAGCGACTAAGCGGCGGACCCCGGGAATGGTTAGTGTAGACCCCGACAATTGCACGAGCGCGGTTGCTCGGGTCAGAGCCGCCAAATTGGCGGCGACTAGGGCTGGGTTGTCGCAGGTTTGAGTGCGATAAACGTAACTTGGGCCGGTTGGGCCATCCAGGAAAATTCCAACTACCTGACCGAGAGCCGCAGATCCTCCAAACGTCACTGAAGCGCCTGACACTGACACGGTTAGAGTCGGTGAGGTCGGGTTGCCGGGCCGGAGTTGCGTATATCGCGTTGTTGTGCGCGCGTGACCTGTTACTGGAAAGATGGTGACATTGATCGATCCCGCCGCGAGGTCCGCATCAAGGGCCGCTGAGTTTGGCCAGCCGCGATAGATGCGGCAGTCAGGTCCTGGAATGCTTGGTGAGTTGATGCCATTCGGATAAAGCGCGACCGAAGAAAGCCCCACCAGCGCGGTCTCTACATCTGATTCGTCGGCCATCAGGTGGCGGCCTGCTTGACGGAAAGACGCCAACCGAGTTCCGTAAGTTCGGCCGAAGAAACAACAGCACTGCGGCCTAGATCGTCGGTCAGCAGATCAGAAAACTGAAGAACGACAGCGGGATGGGCGGGCAGCAAAACTGTCCATCGCGACACCGACGAATCGCCGGGGAGATCGGCCGATGGAACCCCAGCGGGCGAGACGGCTCGGACACTAGCCGGCCAGTTCGTCAGCAGGGGGGTGTTGGTCGCGGCGGTAACCCCGCCATAGGCATTTACGCCACTGGCAGTGGGTGCGGCTGGGCGGGCAAACGACACAATCCGATCAGCGCGTACACATAGAACTGGCATCAGAGATCGCTGAGCCACGATGAACCAGGTGCCACTCGGCTGGACCAGGTAGTCTCCAACGTGAGTATATGCAGCGTCGAAGATCCCATTCCAGAGCGGTTGGTCATAGGTGTTGGCGTGCTCGAACCCTCCGCGCACGTCACTGAACGCAGCATGTAGGCGGAGGAAGCGATTAGCAGGGCACAGCGGCTCCGACGCGCTCGAAGGTCGATATGCATCCGTGGGCATTCCGATGGATCGCGCGGCGACGTTTAGGCCCCAACTGACCCGATCCGTGAGGCGAGATTCATCCACTTAGACCACCAGGGTAATGCCGCCGCCGGTCAGGGCCGGCCCCGCGGGAACGCCAAGAAAGCCGCACAGACGACGGCACCAGCTGTCGAGTAGGCGCGCGCGATCGCGAGTTTCATCACGATTGTGGGTCCACACCGCGGCTTGGTCTGTGTCCAAATTCTCACCGGAACGTGGCACCGCAGCTTCCAGTCCATGCAAAGTGACGAGATGCCGCCGAACAATACCTATCTCGGATTGCGAGAGGTTGTTCATGCGAAACTCTAGCAGGCCGTAGACTTGGAAAAATCTCCATGTTTGGAAACCCGCGGGTGCAGCTCCATAAGCTGGGTAGCCGCAATATCGGCGGACGTCCGTTTTCTCAGCGTCGGAGAGTGGTATCACAGAAAGGATCCGTCGCCACGGCTCAAAAGAACCGTACCGCTGCCCGAAGTCAATACAGCCGCGGCGTATGCGATGAGGCTGTTCACTGCCAGCATGACATGGGTATTCGGCAGAACCGGCATATCCGCCGTCGATGCGGTCACCGAGGGGTCTGCGCCGAACCGCACGTAGGCGAGTGAGGCAGTAGCATTCGTTACTACGACAGAGTCACCCCCTCCAACCAACGAGATGCTGGCTGATGTTGTGCCGGCACTGATCGAAACCGTTCCCGTCGGTCGGAAAGGCGTAACGGATCCTGTGGCCATAATTGTTCCTCCGAGGTCCGTTAGCCGATGTGCTCGACCATCACCGCACGCTTGAAGGACGCGTTGGTGGCGGTAGGAACGGTGGTCGGGCTGGTGGTAGTGTCGGATGGGGCGCAGTAGCCACCCATCCAATACCATGACTGGGCAATAATCTGCTGCAGTCGGTCTATCGGCTCACGGGTAACCATCGCCACGCCATCGACAATGGCGATAATCGAATCGGCGGGCGCAACGTCCTGGGCCGCCATTCCAGCGAACGTGCCCTCGATTAAGGCGCCTTGGCCGCAAACAATCGGACGGCGGATCAACAGGCCGGCGAGTGTCGGATGCGATTGGACAAAGGCCTCCGTCGTGGGCATGAAGCGCAACCCGAGAAAATCGTTCGTCATTCCTTTACGAAATACCTGATTCGCGGAAGTAGCACCCTGAAACAATTGCTTGAAGTCAGGGTCCGCAAATAGCTGGCGGGCGGAGACCGGGTCGAGGTAGCAA